TTAATAGACTCATAAGTTAATCCTCACTCTATCTTTAAATTTTATTTTATTACTATGACGCATATGACCATATGTATCCACCTGCTGTTTTGTATTTTCCTTTACAGCATTTCGTGATAGAACTATTATCAATATCTAGTTCCTTTGATGCACCATAAGAGCCACTCCAAGTTTTTATGAACTCATTATTTAAGCCATATTGATTTATTTGTATTGGTTTTGTTAAATTTTCATAGTAATTAAGATCAAAACCCTGCTCATATTCTGTTTTAAAAATCCAAATGTATCCTTTGTACGTTTTTCTATGATAATGACAACAATTCCAAATACAATCTTGTTTTATTTTTAATACATTAGATGCTTCTCTAGCACCATACCACTCTTTAATTACATTGCCTTCAAGATCAATTTGTAATACTGGAATTGTATGTTTAGATTTTAATATAGTCTCCCTAGAATGTTTTGCTCCTAATGGACTACCTGCTGTTGGGTAGGAGTTATATCCTATTTTATAATCATAACTTTTATAATAATCAAGCCAATATTGTTCTCGTTCCAACAATTCAGATACATCTTTTACTTCTTCTATTATTGTAAATTCAAATTGTTCTTCTGAATATTTATTCCATGATCTTTGTAGATATCTTGAGTGATGTTTATTCTTTCTTAAATCAGACTTATGTCTACTCCATCTATTTTTAATATCTACAGCAGAGCCAACATACATTTTTCCATTAACTAAGTTCTCTATTTTATAAATCCCACTAATATTGCTTTGACTCACATCCCCATCTCCTTTATTTTTACAAACAAAAGAGATGGCAGAGAAACATTCTGCCATCCAAACCTCCACATAGAGAAACAGTCTAAAGGAGGATATTATTTATTACGTTAATTTAACATCATTAATATATTTCCTACCATAGTCCTTACGCACAACAAACATAGTAGCACCTGAATTAGAACTCTTTTTGATATCCTTGGCATAGTCATTCATTCCCATTATCGAGCGCACTTGAATAACTTCCTTGCCTCTTGCTACTTCAAATTCATTTTTGCAATGAAGGTGTCCAATTACTAGGTAATCAACTTTAATGCCATATGTATCTTCATAATCTTTAATACTATTTTTAAGATTACTTTCCTTATTACCATGAGATGTCAAAAAATTATATCCATTAACACTAAAGTAATTTAGTCCATCTAAACTATCACAAATATTTACATTTGGATTATTTCTAAATGCTTTCTTTAATGTTCTTGTATAGATTCTTTCTAGATTTTCATGAGGGAAGTCACCTTTTTTACCTGTTAATAATCGTAAATCTGAATGATTGCCTTCTGAAGTATAGAAATCAATACTGAAATATGTACTTAATGAGAATAAAATGTCCTCAATAAAATCAGCATAGTCTAAAATTACATCAACAATATTTCCTTTTAATGATTTAATTTGAGAGATATGTAAAATTCCTTCTACGCTATCACCTAAATCAGTAAGAGATAACTTTTTTACATTATGTTTGCTACCAAAATCAATTAATTCATCTCTATATTCAATCATTCTACGTTTGAAAATATCAGCATTGTACTCATTAAGAACTTCACCATTAAATCCTTTTATAGAAAATTCACAACCATAATGAGCATCAGCAAATGCACTAAATAATTCATCTGAGCCTTCTTGAATTGAGATAGGAGAGGGGAGTGATCTACTTTTTCTGCCTATTAATTTTAGAACTGATTCATCTATTCTTTCATAGAATAACTCTTCTCTAGATTGTTCTTTAAGCCAAGCAAAATATTCACTTTTCTCATCTCTGAGTTTTTGTCTTTCCTTATATACCTCACGTTTTTGTGCGTCATATGCTTTTAATACTTCATCATCTGAAATGCTATTGACTTTAGTATCAACAACACCTTCTGCATATGCCCGATACCATTTCCTATATGTAGATTCTGTATATGTATCTCCAGATTCTTTATTAATTAAATCTGCTATTTCTTGAGATTTTAAGTCGTACAATTCTTTATTATCAAAGAGCCTTATTTTATATGATTTTACACTTTCGTCATCTAATCTTAGATACTTCATTTATGCACTCCAATGTAATTTATTTTCGTTTATCAAAATCCTATCGACCAACAGGATTATATGTATTCCCAAAACCCACAATCTTGACAGTAAAATATTTCTTTTCCACAATACATTTTAAAGAAGTATCTTTGTTTCCCACAAACAATGCTAGGGCAAGTAGTATCTTCTAAATCAATATTCAATTTTTCCATAATAAAAAAATCCTCCTTTAATTTAAAGAGAATAGGGTAGCATAGTTTGGAGCCGAAGACAGGAGTCGAACCTGCGACCTGATGATTACAAATCATCTGCTCTACCAACTGAGCTACTTCGGCATTTGGCAGTTTAGGTAGGACTCGAACCTACAACCTTCACTTTAACAGAGTGTTGCTCCACCATTGAGCTACTAAACTATAAAAGTAGGAATTTAAAACTAGAACGCCATCAAATGGTTTTATCCATTCATCGCGGTATATGCAAAACTTATCCTACATAGTTTTTCTAATGGATGCCCACACGAACGTAATGAGCACCCTATATAATAGGAAGGAGGGAGATTAATTTTAAATAATTGATTTATCCCTCCAAAAAGTTATCTATTCTTATTCTGCAACTTGAAGAAATTCTCCACATTCATTAATAGTTAAGTCAAGAAGAATTGGCTTTTTCTCAGTGCCAGATAGTGCTTCAATTTTCTTATTCCACTCACAGACTGTAATTTTTGCACAACTAGAACAATGTTCATTATTAATAATTGACATATATTATTAAATTCCACCTTATTATTTATTTTTATTTACGCTTTTGCTAAATCCTTGAGTTTCTTGAAAATCTTAGTCTTAACTGCTTTTGTAGCAGGGATATTAATTTTCTCTTTTGTCTGAGGATTAGTCCCAACTCGTTCAGCTCTTTCTACAACATCCATTGAAAAATAACCCATTAATTTAAACTCTTCTTTATTCTCTACTGCAAATTCTAGTGCTCCTAGAAATGCTGATAAATGTTTCTCTGATTCAACCTTGCTAGTTTCCGATAGTTCTGCCATTTTTGCGATAATATCTTGTCTGGTCATTTTTGTATTAACTCCTTTTATTCTGTTTATTTTATATATCACATTTCTGCGAATACTTTACTAGCGTCAGACCTTAAATCGTCCTCTAGTACTACTATACCAACTAATGGATTGCCTTTACCACACTTAATCAACTTCATTAATCCATTGTCTTGTTTATACTTGCTCTCAGATTGTTTACAATCACCAGTAAATACTACACATGATGTTTTCCCAATCCTTGAGCCAACAAGTTTTATTAATTTAGTATTTAAGTCTTCTGCTTCATCCATAATGACAAAGCTATCATCAATGGATACACCTTTTAGGAAAGTTGTAACATCCATCTTAATCTTTTCATCTCTGATTAAATTCTCAGAGTAAAATTGATTCTTAGGGTCTTCTATATATTGTAGGAATGGTCTACAGTAGTCTGCAATCTTTTCTGCTTTATCCCCCGGAAGGAATCCAATGTCTGCTCCATCACTAGGAACAGGATTTCTCAAAAACAGTAGTGTTTTATAGTCTTCTTTTGCAACTACCATATCTAATCCAACTTTTACTGATAGAATTGTTTTACCTGAACCAAATCCTCCCGCTATGATTTTAATTGGAATAGATTTGTTGTTCAAAAGGTCAAGAGCACATCTCTGGAGAGGATTCATGCCTTTAATAACCTTTGAGTTAGGCAATCTCAAGTCTACAAATTTATATCCATCAAAACGATGTTCTGAAGTTTTATTTGTGTCTGTATTATTTAAGATTAGATATTCATTAGCAACAAAACTATGTTCTGTTATCTCTTTATTTACATTATCAAACAGATTATTAATAAAATTCGTATCACCACTAAGATTTTTATGACCTAAATAAGTTCCATCATTTTTACTTTTGTCTCCATACTTTTTATAAGGAATTTTAAGTTCTTTGCACTTTTGCCTGAATAAGATATCATTACTATAAGCAATAAAATCTTTATCCTTGGCATATAAATCAATTAATACTGAAATTATTTTATTATCCATATTATCTTTATCATAGTGGGATGGGAGATTATCACAACTAGTTTCATTGATAATATATGTAATTTTATCTTCGTTAGCGTCAATATCACGGCTTGCTCGTCTTGCTTGATATTTTGCTTCTTCAGATTTGCCGTTATGTCTTAAATTATCTAATTCTCCTGCTACATATCCGGGGAGGTAGATATGATCAAATTCTTCAAGTAATTCCTTAGAATAATCCATGAATATATTTGAGTCTATATATGGTTTAACGGTCAATACAAACCATTCCTCTGCTCTTTATTTTATCTACCGTACTACATGACTAGATACATCTGATTATGTTTAATAGTTTCTGAATTGATTTTTTCTTTGGATTTAAGAAACTGAAGTTTGCTATATACATGATCATTTACAAATCTAGTTTTTTCTTTTCCAGAACCTTGTTTATTGACTACTACTAGTTGGTCACCGAAGTTACCTTGTTTATTTAATTCCAACGTACCACTAGAAATTAAAAAATCCATTTCTATTTTAGATATCTTTTGCAAGTCTATTTATTCTCCTTTGGAGTATATTATTTATTATGTATAAAAAAATTAATATAAGCGTATCGACCAAACGCTTATATAGCAAGGGTTAGAGGGTATAATACTCTCCACATTAGGATAACTAGAGAAACACTTGAAACCGTTGGTGTGTAAGGGTTTCAAGTGTTTTCTAAATCAAACATTCCTATTAATTTTCATATTTTCTTTAGTTTTTTCTCTATTAACTTCAACATTACATACGTTGCAGTATTTTTGACGGTTATTTGTAGGTGCAAATAAGATATTACATTTTACACAATTACGAATATTTTCACCTTTCCATCTTAAATACTCATAGACAAAATTTCTAAAATTACTAACAGTTAAAACTACTTCCATACCTCAGATTGTCCTGCCGTTGCAGATTGACCATTCAGATTGAAGACATTACCGTTTTGGATGTCTGCCGTAGCAATTACACTTCTATTTAGAGCGTCGATATGCGTAGCAGTAACTGCGTTTTGAATTAAGATTGCATTACTCATTATTTGTTGCCTCATTTCTTTTTATTTTTGTATCTATATATATTTAATAATCCAAGTAAAACTATTTGACATATTGGATTAAATCTTATCCCACAAACTATTGGATTCTTTTTTAGCTACGTTATTAAATGGAAGTCCAACTCTGATAAACCCTTCACTAGTCTTACCCTTAGAAAAACTAAATGCCTCTGCTTTAACTTTATTAACCCAAATATTCACGTTTTCAGCAGAGAAACTTTTTGCTTCTTCACGCAATTCTTCCATTTTTTCGGATGGCATTGACTCCATAACTTCTGAAAGGGTATATTCAATCACAGATAACATTTCTTTCTCTTGAATATCTGATTTGAATTTCTTGAGTTGTTCATTTTCAGACATGTAAACTGCCATTTTTTCTTCTGACGCACTCATTTTCATAGTCATTTCAGACATTTTAGCTTCTAATGCGGAACATTTTGTTACCATTTCTGCAAATTTAGCTTGATAGTCTTCTGGAATAGTGTCTTCAGTTGTTTCTATTTCTTCACCAGTTTCTTCATCTTCTGGTACAACTACTTCCACTTCTACTACAATTACTTCTGCCATTGCTTCTTGTTTTTCTTCAACGATTTCTTTATCTACTTCGGCTTGTTTATCAGCTTCTACTGTTTGAGCAACTGCCTCAACATTAGCATCAGATCCCATTGATTCTTGTTCTACTTCGCATTTTTCAGTATCTTTTGTAGGTATTGTATCCTCTGTAGGCATTATATCTTCCTCCTTTTTAGTTTCTTCTGTTTGTGGTTTTATAATGTTTTCTGCCCATTCTAAAGACTCTAGCCCCCCTAATAAATATACGGAAGACTCAGTATTTGTCTTAGATGAAAACTTAACTATATTATGTAATAAATCTAGACTTGCAAATTCATTATTTATAAGTTGATTTGCAATCGAGATATTTACAGCCGTACAATTCTTACAATCATCCAGACCTAAACCCTTTTTAGCATTTTGTTTAACGCTATCTGGAATCTTAAAATCATACATAAGGTGTTCGATTTCTTCCTTTACAATAGAAAAAGATAAAACTTCTACCCTAGCATTAGGAATTGCAGGAGCAGTTCCAATCAAAGTAATTCCGCTAAAAGAAAATAATTCAATAGAATCGTTTTCTCCAGATTCCAAAATAATAATTTCCATACTTAAATTTTTAATTTGGTCTCTATCTAAAACGAAAGCTACATCCTTGGCATATCTGCACCATATAATTCCATCAGCACAAAGCCATCTTTTACCTTCTTCATCAGTTTCATAAAAGATATCGCTATCAGCTAAGATTACTCCAACTGCAATTTCATCAAATTCATGACCCATTAAATCTTTACTATAACGATCATATTTTGCTACAATTGGCTTACCTACTAAAGTTGACCTTGCTTTTTCAATTGCTGTCCAAGGAATAGGTTTTTGATGTTGATTATCACCTTCGGATACTATCCATAAGCGGACCTTCATAAGTTCGCTATTAGATGCTTCTTCCATTAAATCAAATTTACTTATTGCGAACGATAACTTATTCAATTTTTCACCTCCTCTCGGCACAAAATCTTAATCCAGAAGGGTGCATTATCTATAATCTGTTTAAGGTTATTTGTGTCACTAAAATAAAAGCCACTTTCATCTTGAGATAGAAGTGGAATATTATTTTTGATTAGATAGTTATTAACTGTTTTTGATTTAGTTTTAAAAATATTAGATAAAGAGGAGAGAGAAGATGGATTAGTGATAAACATTATAAATCACCCCACAAACTACCCTTAATATTATTAATTCTACAGAACTCTTCTACACTAAATGATTTGTTTTTCTCAAGTTCTTTCCCAAACCAATCGGGAGCAACAAAGTCATTCATAGATTCTTCAGACGGAAATTCAACCTCAACAATCGTATCTCCAGTATCAAGAAAGCAATCCATTTCTGCGACTAAACTATCACTTAATTCAATAATAGTTCGTTCTTTTACAACTGGAGTTTTCCCAATAACTTCAAAAATACGGTCATATCTTTCCTTACTTATACGATGTTCTAATTCTTCTCTGGTATTATCCTGAAGTTGATACTTGACTGTATGGAAATATGTATCTTGATTATCAGAACTAGTGATTTTACGGATACGAACATCAGGAGAAAAATTAGCATATGTCTGTTCGATTGTGTATTTGTCTTTTATATCAGATGAGGGAGGATCTGATTTTAATTTCCAACGCTTTTCACGTTCAATCATACCTTTCCTCCCTTATCAATATTGCTTCCAGCATCTCTAGTTGCCGTTCCAGAATCTCCTAATTCTCCTGCTTTTGCTTGTGGTCTACCATTATCTTTACTATCTTTGCCACTCATTTGAGAAGCCATCAGTATAGGAGTAAGACCATCCACAAAACCTTTAGCCTTAGCCATTTCTAATTGACGCTCGAAAGTGAAGGGATTTTTTCCTAGTGCGGCTGCGAAGCTCTGTGGCAGAACAATACCCATTGTAGCTAATGCAGTTGCGTTGTCCAGTCTTTCTTTTCTACTTGATGGCATTTCCGTACCCTCAAAATGGATAGAAAATTTAAACTTACGTGTTTTTCTATTAACAAAGTAATTCATAAATTCTTCAAAATATGGATACATAAAAGTAACAACTTGTTCATCAATAGATAAACTATTGCGACTTTCTTCTGCATTAGTACGGTCTGTAGTATATAATAAACGTGAATTATTTCCACTACTAGCAACTGCTACTTTATTATATTGGTCTAATATGTTATTATCAGAACCCTTAAATTCAAATGATTTAATATCTTCAAAAGGTGCTATTGCAAAATTGATTTCCTTTGCTAATCCTTGTCTAACTAGAGACGCAAATTTTCCAGCAGTCTCAGGACTTAATTGCAAAGCGTCTTTTACAGTACCACTCTTTGTATCTTTATTGAATCCTATCAAACCAATTAAAACTTTGCTTGCTTCAACAATATATTTTGATGTTTGAAGTTTACGAACCATTGGTCTAATTACTAACTCTGAAAATAGAGGGGCAAAAAATGGCACATTCGTAGCAAGTTCTGGATTAAATTTAAAGCACCAAAATCCATCTACTGGGCTAGTCTGTCTCCAGTAAATAAAAGAAGAATTTCTACTTTCTATCGAATTGTGAGGAATATATTTTTGACTATTAGTTTTCAGCATTCCTAAATATTGCTTTTGCATTACTTTTGGATACATCTGAATATCTACTCCCGGTTGAGATAGGAAGTAAGTATAGTCAAAATCCCATAAGAATCCTGAATCCCATCGTCCAGTTATTTTGCAATAATCAGTATTCAACTCCTGAAGAAGATATTTATCTCCATCTTCACGAAAAACACAATACATGGTTTCTCTACGAATTAGTTGACGTAAAATAGACTTAAATTCTTTTTTATAATTAAATTTTTGTAAAAAGTCTTCTAATATTTTCTCGTCTTTTTTATAAGCAGGAGTATTATAATCTTTCTTATCAGCATTAGTACAAGTATACGTTAAATCCCATGAAAGCATATTTCCTAAGAATTGAATTTGACGCTTATACAGCATATCTATCATTTCAAAGTATTCAGAAAGACCTCTTAATTCTTTTTCATTTTCTTTAGGATTTGCTAAAGCTTTTTCAATAGAATCTTGAGTCCCTGCTATGGGATTAAGGTTTATATCTCTCATACTAGCATTTACTAAATCAGGAGTATATATATTATTGTACATTCCAGACATTTGTTTTGCGAAGGAAATTACATCCCATGCCTCTTCTTCTGAAATAGTCTCTACCGAAGGGGAGATGGTTTCTGTGATTTTCTTTCTAGCCATTATTTACCTCCTTTCTGTATTGCTAAAAGAACATAGTATAAGATGCTAAAGTTTCAAAAGCATCAGAATGGTCTTGGTGTAATGATTTTCTATTTTCCATTTCCATTTCACATACTAATGACATACCGTATGCAAGTGAAGTTACCCTATCACGCTTTTTAGTTTGAACAATACGATCATAAATTATATTATTTGATTTACCACTTACGTCTTGTTTTATATTGCTTAATTCCTGCATTAATATATCTGTCTGAATATAATTTACCATTTCTTCAGCAGTCATATCTCCCATTTTATATAAAGAGTCAACTTCTTCAGAAGGTAATAGTAGACGTATAGACATATCTTCAAAACATGCTTTAAGATAAGAATACATTGTATTATTACTGATGACAGTTGCTGTAATTCCCTTAATAAGAGGAATTGCACCGACTAAAGATAAGCCATCTGGGTCATCTTCTAAAACTAATGGAGGGAACTCTGTCACTACTTTTGTTTTAGGGTCTGTATATTCCCAAGTTTCATAGAATAATGAAGGTACACGTATGTTCATATAGAATCGCTAAATCTATATAGTTTTATAACTTCTTATAGTTACCTATAAAGGTCAGACTATATCATATTCTTATCTATTAGGTTAAAGATAAGAACCCTCGCACTTCCACCATCAATCGCTTATGGTGTACTCTACTCACTTCCTAATCGACCTTATTATTTACCTGTTGTCAATTAGTGTTTTCGATAGTCGTTGAACCTTCTCCTGTTAAGGAGCTTGGCTTCTGATTATCCTTATATACCCAATAATATCCTTTATGATGTTTTAATTTACTTTTACAACATTTTGCAACCGAAGATGGGTCAAATCCATATTGTTTGGTGGCATTTATACTTATATACTCTCTGATAAAATTGTTATCCTTATCATATTGCAATACTTGTTTGCTATACTTTAAAATAGTTTCATCAGAAGCAGTCTTGCCATAATTAGGATTATTTTCTCCCACCATTCTTTTACTTCTAGCTTTTCTCTCGTTATCGGTAATAGGGTTCTTGGTAAGATATTCTTTTCTAGCTACACTCATTTTATATTTAGTATCCTGAGAAAATACTTTTCCTTTATTCGCAATTGACAATTTAAGCCTTGTTTCTTTAGATTTTGTACGACTTTTACCCTTATTAGCAATTGATAATTTTATTTTTGTTTCTTCACTTACTATATGACCTTTATTTGCGTTAGATATTCTTTGCCTTGTTGTATCTGAAGCAAGTAAATTAACATTACTTTCGGCTTTTTCTCTAATGTTATATCCTATAGTTTTATCATTGCTTTTATAAAAATCAATCCAAAACTGTTCCCTTTCTATAAGGAACTCTAAGTCAAAAACAATATCTTGAATTGTAAATTCAAATATATCTTCTCCGTATTTATTAAAGGAATTTTGTATATGAGCATTATGATGCTTATTATTTCTCAATTCTTTTAAATGCTCATTTTTCCTTCTATATAAATTTACGGTACTTCCAATATAAATTAAGTTATTTTTAAGGTTGGTTATTTTATAAATACCAACTTTACAAGTATCACTAGAATCTATTATTTTACCAATATCGTTTTCAGAATATATAACTTCCCTATTAGCCTTACAAGTTTTGCAAAGTGTTGTTAACCCATCTTTTTTAGATTTATCGGAATAGAAAAATTCTTTTGTAGCAGGATATTTATTATTGCATCTATTACACTTTTTAGTGTTTTCTAGCATTATAAATACCTCCTTCCTCCATATTATATCATATGTAGGATTAAAGAATATATAATAGGACTTTCCAGAAATTCACGAGGTTTTCATTAAGTCATCACTGACTTACGCCACTACTGTTAATGGTTCTCCATTGCCTCTAACATCAATTACTAGCTTGATGCAGTTTGGAAATTTGATATGTACTAATTCGCGTAGAAATTCCATTTGTTTAGGTAATGGCATTCCATTTTGAATTTTACTATATACAACTTCCTTAATATATGTTCCGTTTGGTTTAGGTTTTAATTTTATTACGTGAGTTGATGCATTATCCGAACCTTTTGATTTAGATATAGCAACGTCATGTACTATAATATATTGATTAGTGGTTTTTTTAGGTTGTTCAGATTCACACTTCTCAAGCTTCCTACATGGGCTAGTTAATTCATAGGGATAATAACTCTCACCACTAGACCCTACAAATACTGCGTTATACTCATAATCAAACTTATCTTTTGACATTGTAGGTTTGTCTAACTCTTTTAAAATGTCATCCTCTTCAAATATTCCAGCTTGAACTCCAACCTGATAAGGCAAAGTGCAAACATAATAATCCTTTGACCCTTCTGTCATTTTATTATAGTGATATATAAACCTCTTATATAAGTCTGTTATTTTCAAATGAGCAGATGATATAAAAATAACTTTACCTTTTTCAGGCATATTATGATATATAGCAGCCTGTCTCTTAGTCTTTGTCATCGGAATTAGGATTTCTTCTGTGATAGAATCTCGAACCAATTTTGCTTCATCTATTAATATATATGAAAATCTCCACGAACGAGCTGAGTCTCCACCTTGATTCTGAGCCAATACAATTGCTCTAATTTCAGAACCATTTTTAAAGCAAACAACACAATCATCTGAACCTGTTTTAATTGGAAAATTTATTTCTCTTGATATATTCTCATTCTTTATTAATTCACCTTTTATTTTTTGGATAATTACATTACGTGCTTGCTGTCCATTTCCACTAGCTATGCCAAGCTTGATATTTGGGTAGAGAATAGCTATACATATGAAAAATACTGCTGTCAAGTAACTTTTACCGAGGCCACGACAAGCAATAAACATAGAGTTCTGATATCTAGCCATAGCCCTTAATATAAGACGCTGGAATGGATATAATCTCAATCCTAAAACATCTACTGCAAATTCATCTATGTAATAGCGATAATAAGATATGAATTCTACCCATTCATCAATATTTATATTCTCTTCATTCATGGGGTCATGACTCATTGCACTATCAAAATCATCCATTGATCCGTCTTTTACTATTCTACTCTTCTTGCTGAAATTAGAATGTATAGTCAAAATACCACATCCTTAAACGGACTTATTAATGGTTGAAAAATATTCAATCATTTTATCATAATCATCTTTTTCTACAGGTGTATGTTGGTGTACCCATTTCTTTTGTTCTACTCTTTCAAATAAAACTCCAAAACAACCTAAACTAATATCATTCTGTCCTCTAGTTTGCTCTGAAAATTGAGCTGATTTGGATAGTGTATCGAATGTTTCCCTAGCGTCTTTATATCTTTTGTCGGACTGTGGAGTACCCAATAGCATCTCTTGAAAACATTTATCCATATGTAAACTAGCTTTTGCTATCTTTTTTGCATAGTCTTTATGATTTTCTGTTACGATTTTAAAATCACTATGCAGTCCTCTTAGATAGTTGTCCAAATACTCAATATCTGTTCTTACATAATTACCCATCCAAAGTTTACTATATGTTTTTTCTCCATTACCTTGTTGTATATCTGTCGTATTTGAATGGCTATTAGAATTTTGTGTTTCAAATATACTATCTTTATATCTTAGAAGCCCTTGTTTGCGATATTGTGGCATTGAGGAATTTTTAAAATAAATACCTAAAATTTTTTCACTATCTTTATCCTTTTCATATGTACTATAGAAAACATCGTTTATATATGGTTTGTCTAATAATTCACAAATTTTAATTGTTGCTTCTCTAGCATTTAAACCATCTTCTATATGAGAGAGATATAGTTCGTATATACAACTTTTACATGTAGGAAAGAATCCGTTATATAAAGGGTTCTCTGTTTTAAAGTAGTTAGTTATATTTGTAGTTCTAATTATTCCACATTTAGTGCAAGTAATTTCATTGCGTTTAATTTTAAGTTTTGTTGCCATATATTATTTCTCCCTTAGATTATTTCCTCTAAATATTTATATTTTCCATTATAATAATTATCTAGGAACTCATAAAATTGATCTTCCGTATTACTTCCATATCCAAATTCTTCATGGAATTTAGCATGATACTTTTCTTCTAAACAAACTCCTAGAGGATGCCTATAATGAATCTCAATACATTTGTCTATTAACTGTTTTATCTCTTCATTTGAATAGAAAGATATGTCTTCATATAATGGCAATCCAGTTTCAGTTAAAGTGTCTTTAACGATATTACCAAATGAATACAGATGGTGTACAACATCGAATCTGTTACCAGTTAAGACGCTAACATAATTTCCATTCTCTATGCTGTCTATCTTCCATTGCTTTATGTTCCTTCTCAATTCCTGATATAATGCACTAATTCCACCATTATAATTATGATTTATTGAACCGAATCTTTTGCTATTATACTGAGGATTGTCTTCACTTTTCCACTTATCCGTTCCTTCTAATCTATCAGAATTAAATTTACCGATTTCCTTATACATTTTATCTAAAGTATCTTTACTTTTTTGAATTTTTAATTGGTAAGCTTTACGAACTATTTGGGCGATATTTATACAATTGAAATATGTATTAATAAGTTCCTTATTAGAAAAGTTAGGATAATGTTTCATCAATAAATGACATTCTACCTCTGTCCATATATGAATATTAGATTCAATCCTAAAATTTCCTCCTTTACATTCCCTACAAACATTCCTAAAACTGTCAGTGCAATGTGTATCTTTTGGGAAATAATCATATGCCATAGGTAGATATCTCTTACACGACTTACAATATTTATTAAGATTATTATCTATAATTTTATATTTTAGATTCTCATAGTCACCTATATAACTTTCCATCTTTCTTAATCCCAATATTTGCACCTTATGCCTAACTGCTCTTTCAGTTCGCTTCGTAGACAATAATGGTATTATTTCTTTGGTAGTTTTGAAATCATAATTATCTCTAATAATCTGTAAATCATTATCAGACCAATCAACACTATTCTTACTTTTGCTCATTTTAAAAACCTCTTTCTGCACATTTATTTATCTGCACTTAAAAATATAAAGAAGATAGGTGTGCAGAGACTCAGACATGACCCCGAATCTATACCTATCTTCCTAGTCCACAAATATTTTTGTAAACACAAAAGAAGCCTGATTTCTCAAGCTCCTTATAACTCACAAAACTACAAAAACTATAACCTTATACCTTAATCGTATTAATCTTTACAAAACTAGGAACTGTAATGACCTTTGAATTATCCTCAAGTGCTTTTACAATATGTGCATGAATTTTAGTAAGATATTCTAAATTGCCATCAACAGAAACAATAACTTTAATCCTATCAGAATTCTCATCAATCTTAATAATGCTACTCTTTATTATCTCTTTATCACTATTCTCAGTTTGAACCTCAATTTCTTTCATCGGGATTCAACCTCCTTTTATTTTAAGTTAAAGCCTAGCCACCAATAAATTCATGTATCTCATCTTTAATCGTTTGCACACCTTCATCAAAACCTTCTAAATGAGCAATATCATAAACATTTTCAAGCAACTCAAACAAACATTGAGGGCAACAGACTCCCTCTAAAATATTACTAACTGCTTCTGCTAAAAGATCAACTTTTCTTTCTGCTTTGCATTCTTCGCATTCACAATCTGGATAATCTTCTTCTCTGTCCTCACTATCACACTCAGCACAATTCCCATCACATGACGGTTGAATTTCTTCTTGCTCTTGTACTTCATCCTGACGCTCTAATTCACGTTGATGTTGGCAGAATACGCAATCACAAGGAATTACATTCTCAATGTTATCATCTTCAGTAGCAAGCTCTTCAATTTCTACTTGTTCACTATAAACGTCAACCGATACCTGTTCTGAATCAATTGAGTAATACTCTTCCCAGTCCTGAGTTTCTTGATTGAAGATTGATTCATTTTTGAAGATACGCATATTTATATTATCCACCTTTTATTATTTTATTTTAATGTAATTAATTACAGCAAACTTAAAGAATCTCGTCTACAAGTCCATATTCTAACATTTCTTCACTTGTCATGTACCACTCATACCGAGACATTTTTTCATATTGTTCTTCAGTAATTTTTGTATGAGAGAGAATATATTCTTTAATTTTACCCTCATATTTCTCACTGAATTTAAAGTAATCCTTTACTTGAGTGGTAGTACCTTCTAAATATGTGCTCCCACTATGGATTAATGCTGTTGTGAAATAATGACATTTTACAGTTACATTTGGATTATTAAATCCTGCCATGATTATAAGACTACCCATGCTGTACGCATAAGCCATTACAGTAATAGTTGTCTTTGTTTTAAGTTTAGATATTAAGTCGCAGAGAAATAATCCGTTGTGAACTTCGCCCCCTACGCTGTTGAGAAGAATATTAATTTCTTTCCCAGTACCATCAGTATCCATTTCCATTAAAGGCAAGCATACAGTTTCAATTACTGTATCTGAAATTCCTTCATTAATGATAATAGTTCTTTTATTAAGATTCTTGAAATACTGATACATTACTGGGTCAGCACTTTCACTTAATTGTGCAACAAGTTCATTAATATCAAGAGCACCCATTTCAGCCATAAGTTAATCCTCACTCTATCTTTTAATTTTATTTAACCCAACTCAATTACAGTATTCAAAATATCAGTAATACCTAATTGACTATCAACATTAAATGTCTGATTCTTCTTTTCAGTCTGAACATAGCCTTTGTCATTGCTCCATCTTGACCAACCAGAAATACAAGGCAATCTTAATATCTCTAAATATCCTTGCTTTTCATATTCCATACTCTGATGTAAATGGGCCAATAAAAGTACAATATGCTCACAATCACTCCACATACTTTTTGCTTCAGTAGTAATAATCCTTAAAGCATCTTTTACCTTCATATCGTGAGATAAAGCAATTAACATCTTACCAAACTTGTAATATTTTCTTGGTAAAGGACTAGAATCAATACTCACATTCTTATCATTTCTGTACCATGCTTCAATTGTCTGCATTACTCCAAACATCGTATGTAAATCATGATTAGAAGGCACTAGAACAACATCTACAGGAGCAATTAGAGTCAACATGTCAGTTGCTTTAATAATTAATTGTGTAGCTTTTTCTACTGCTTTAAACCATGAACTTGAGTTATCTTGTGGAGTTCCATGAGTAGTAGTGCCACTCAAATTATCAGCATTGACAAAATCATTTCCAACAACAAATAAAACCTTTTCATAAGATTTATTATCAACTCTATCTATTACATCATTAATTACATGGAAGAATAATTCTTCTGCAATCTCCATATTATAATCGTTTCCTGTTGATAATTTATCTGACAATAGATTCAAATGAAAATCAGCAATAGGGAGGACTAATAATTTTCCATTCTGTTTATATTGTAATGGTTTTATATTTACTTTATTATTTGTATCTGTTTTTAAACTAGCAAAGACTTTTTTAGCATCTTCTTCATTCCATGCGTATGCAGTTTTAGGTTTTACTGCAATCTTGGAAGAGTAAAGAGTCTTAATTCCATCTTCTTTAGTATTTACATTCCAAATACTATTTTTTGCAGATGTCAATTCCCATCCTTGAGGATTATATCCATGAGATTCTAAGATGAATTTTACATCTTTAGATTCTTCATTTGACATAGCAATAAGTTTATCAGAAATTTGAGAACCATCATTTTTTACTTCTGTCGAAGATTTGTATTGGGGAATAGGAGAGATTACTTCAGGTTTAACTTCAACATTATCTATTACCATAGCCACTTCTTGTTCTGGAGCAACATTACCATTTGCTTTGCGATACTTTTTAAATTTACTACGCAATGCCTCACCCGAAACATAGTTATTTTCACTCGCGATTAAATCCCAGCTCATATTCAGTTGTTTATTATATTTTTTATAGCAAATATCTATTAGATTACTATTCATTCATAACCTCAATCAATATTTATTTTCGTTATTAATTCACAATCGACCAATGTGATTTTAAATTTCTTGAAAGAATCCGCAATCTTCACAACGAAGAAATGTTTTATCATAATAGAACTTTATGTAGAATCTGTTCTTCTCATTTTTACAACATGGGCAGGTGGTATCTGAAATTTTAGGATCAATATTCAATTTTTCCATAATAAAAAATCCTCCTTTAATTTAAAGAGAATAGGGAGTATAGTTTGGAGCCGAAGACAGGAGTCGAACCTGCGACCTGATGATTACAAATCATCTGCTCTACCAACTGAGCTACTTCGGCATGGCTCCGCGAGTAGAATTCGAATCTACAACCTATCGGTTAACAGCCGATTGCTCCACCAATTGAGCTATCACGGAATAATAGGAGAGAGTAGGAATTTAAAACTAGAACGCCATTAAATGATTTTATTCATTCATCGCGGTATATACAAAACTCATCCTACAAAGTTTTTCTAACGCAGTTTTTATATAAGATATCACTGCAAAACCTATTTAGTTTAGTATTTTTATAGTAATAAGCTGACCTAACCCAATACCAAATATCAGCACACACAGCCCACATCTTAAACACCTAGATGAGTGTCCAATGTTGTCATTGCTATGTTTCCCATCTGTTTATATAGAAGAGGAGAGAGGATAAGTTAATAAAAGATTTATCTCCTCATGAAATTATCTATTCTGGTTCAATCTCTTCCTTATTTGCAAAAGCAATAGTAACTGATTTGCCAACAAGAGTTTGAATATCTTCTAATGTTAGAACTTCAATATCTCCAGATTTTTCATCTTCAATATGAAATCCTAATTCATCAACTGATTTTAGAATACCTTTAGCACTGAATTTAACACTTTCTAACTTCTCTGTTTTTACTGACATTAATTATATTCCACCTTATTATTTATTTTGTTTTACAGTCCCTTGACGATTGCTTTAAGTCCTTTGCCTGATTTAAAAGCAGGAACACGCTTTGCTGGAATGGAAATAGGTTCTTGTGTGGAGGGATTGCGACCAATCCTAGCTTCTCGATCACGAGTCTCAAATGTACCAAAATTGACTAGAGAAACTTTCTCGCCATTTGCTAATGCCTCTGTGATAACGTCAAAAACTGCTACAACTGCTTTTTCTGAATCCTTTTTGGTCATATCTGCTTTAATAGCAACTGATGCTACTAATTCTTGCTTATTCATGGTATATATTAACTCCTTTTATTCTGTTTATTTTATTAATCTAATAGATCAGCTAATTCAGCAGACTTACTTCGCTCTGTGACGTTTAACTCTACGCAGCCAAATAATTCTTGCCCCTTTAGCTTATTTATAACTTGCTTTAGTCCATTGTTTCTTTCAAATAACTTATCATCAATTTGCTTAAAGTCTCCATTTAACCACAAAACACTACCCTCTGCTAAACGTCCAATAAGTAATTGAATATGTTCTTTGCTCATATTTTCTGCTTCTGTACAGTAAATAATTGAGCGTTTTATATCGCGTCCGCGCATAAATCCTAGATGTTGCAATACAATTATTCCATCATCAATTAACTTAGTTAATCCTTCTACTCCTCCAACATGGTCTGCTAAAGGCATAGCATATGAAATTAATTTATCATCAGAACTTCCGGGTAGGAATCCTAATGGCTTGCTTCCTAAAACCTCAATGTTGTTTCTCACAAATACTAACTTATCAAATACGCCTTGTTTTATCATAGAAAGTGCATGGGTAGCCATAATTAAATCTTTTCCTGACCCCGCCTTACCGAAAACAGCCTTTATGGTTATTAATCTGTTTTGAAACAAGTCAAAAGCTAATTCTTGTTGATCATTCCTTGGCTTAATTTTATCTGTATAAGTAAAATCAAGTTTACCTTTCTTACTTTCAAAAATTACCTTGAAGAATTCATTCCCGTTCCATCTTTGTTTATCAACAATTTCTCCATCTTTATTTTTAATGAAAACATATTCGTTTGTCAATAATCCTATATCATTAAGTTTTTTATTCTCATAAAACGATGCTAATTCCGAATCAGTAAATGTAACTTCTCGATATCCCTTATAGTTATCGTCCTCGGTATCTTTGTATTGGAACAAATCACAAGGAAGTCCAATGGCATATGCTTTAATATATAAATTATAATCATCTGTTAGGAATATAAACTCGCTATCTTCTTTATAAACCTGCCATCCAAATCCTAAAATAAAATTATCTGCCTTATGCTCAAGGAATCTATTCTCAAAAGAGAAATCATAGTCAATTTTGATATCTACATTAGTAGCACTCTTAATTCTTTTAGTAGCTGATCTTGCTTTATATCCTACATCTGGACTCTTTTTAAGTCCGTCAATTTCTTCTAAACTTACAATACTAATCGCAACTTCTTCATAATCTTCAAACTTAAAGTTTTGATTTAATAAGATATTTGTGTCTACATATACCTTATTTGGCAATATGTATCATTCCTCTACTCTTTATTTTGTCTACATTTTACAAGGCACTAAGCAGATATGTTTGATTGTGTTTTACTGTTTCTGGATTAACCTTTGATTGAGATTCCATCCTTAGTAGTTGATTATAAATATTGTCATTAATAAACCTTGTTTTTTCTTTTCCAGAACCTTGTTTATTGACTACTACCAGTTGGTCTCCGAAATTACCCTGTTTTGAGAGTTTGAGAATTCCTTTTGAGATGAGAGTATCCATCTGAATTTTTGATATCTTTTGCAAGTTTATGTAATCTCCTTTGGAGTTTATTATTTATGATTAATATGAAAAATATAAATTGTGATCGACCACACAATTTAATCTTAGAATAAATTAAGGGCATAATTCTTTTTAATTACACCCTTCTTAAAAAGGGTTGCATACCTCTTAAACTTTGTATATTAGACCATGTTTCCCCTTATAGGGTATTTATGGATAACCACTGTACATCTAGTGTACCAACGGTTGTAGCAATATTATTAAATTATTAATAAAAATCAGATACCCACAACCGTTGGTATGACTACGTTGTAGCATTTTTCTGTTTACGAGAAATATTATATCTAATCCGTTGAATTTGTCTATCTTTTTCCAATTTAATGGACTTTGCACAAGATAAACAGTACTTTATATTGTTATTGGTTTGTTCAATTCTAGTTCCACAACTTTCACAAAGCATATTTCCATCATCTAAACTCATTTTAATATTACTCTTTAGATTTTCAACAACTATATCTCCAAAGCACTCCCAAAATGTAGTTTTAAAGTTAGACTTTTTATGTGCGTACAGATATTCAATTAAAACATCCACAACATAATTTATATCTCCATTAATTTCTAGTATCTGACTTCTAATATCTTTATACAAATAAACCCTATTGCCAATCTCATCATCTGATATTTTACTAATCATAAAGTGATTCTTCAAATCAAGTTCTGTGTATTTTTTTATGATTATATCATCTAGTTCAACTTTTTTCTTATTCATAAGCATTTTGTAATTGAATTTACCTAAATTTAATGCATTGAAATTAATATTAGGATTAGGGATCATCTTTTCAAGTTTGTTAACGACACTATTGTTAGCTTTTTCACATTTGTCTTTTTCTTTATCCTTGGCATATACAAAGAAGTGGGGAGTCTTTGACTTGGTGTAACTATTGATTAATGTTTTTTGAGCTTTTGGTCTTTCTGGTTTATATAGCGTTTTAGCAAAATCAATAGTAAAATTATTTTCCATGCATAAAAGTTTAACTACATCAAGATTCACATTTCCACTATTCCATATCTTTGTGATGTTATTACTAACTGTCCCAATGTTCCCTCCTGTATATGCTGTTTTTAATCCATTATAAATACTATGATTGGTGATTAATTCTGCATCTGCTTTTCTCATATTATAGTATAGTGGCACAATACCTTCCATATTGCGTTCTGCAACAAGAATTTCTGTATGGTCTGCCACAATCAAACTCTTATCCCCATCTACATCATACTGAAGAACCTTTGAGATTAGATCATGACAGGAGGCGTATAAACCTTTAGTAGTAAACCACTTACCTTTTTCACTATCAATTACATTATTTCGGACAGCGTGTTCCAAAAAAAGATGGGGAGAGCGTAAACAATCTAATTTAGGTTCATTTTTATATAGACTACAATATACATCTCCATCTTTAATTAGTCCCTTTGGATTTAAGTCTCCTAGTATTAAATATTCACAAAATGCGTACAAGTCTGGGATGATAAATGTATATTTCCCATTGATGCCAAGTTTCCCGGCCCTAGCATTTTTAACCATACTCTTTTTAACTTGTTTCAATATTTCTCTACTATATGTATCATTTAATAATTCAGGATAAATCTCTAATGCTTGTTGTATGTAGTTTTTATTAATATTTGATTCAGTGACACCTAATACTTTAAGCATTGTTTTTCTATCTCTGCCAATATTGATAATATTGCTTTTAGTTTGTGAACAAATAATTTCTAATTCTTCATCTTTCATATCTGTCAATGTCTGAAGCATCTGATAGTTTATCTTAGCATTTTTAAATATATCTTCTTCTTCATTACACATTCCAGCATGACAATTATACTTTATATAATTACTTATATATTGCTCCCAGTCTTCAAAATACTTATACATCTTGAATTGACTTTTAGTAAAGATTATCTCGATTCCTTCTTTTAAAATGTCATGAGATTTACCATATATATCTGTGACTACACCATATTTATTTCCTTCACTATTCTTATTTGCTTCTCTGATAAACTTGTCAAAAGCAAATGGTGTTAATAACCCCTTTACCCAAGGCAATCTAACCATCATACTTTTCTTACTTACTTTTGGTAAATAAATCCCACATCCATCAGTATGACTAATTGGAATATCCATTTCCTTTCTAATAATTTCATATGTTTCATCATCTATAAAGTCAACAGTACCTCTAACCATAGTTTCAAAATCCTCAACTACAATTGATTTCTTAATATCAAATCCTTCCCATATAGATGTTGCTGAATTGCAGAGTGCCAGATAAGCTAAGTACTTGTTGACGTTGACCCCACCTAATTTATTAATCTCCTTTATGGTCAAACCGCACATTAATGTATTTTGATATTTTAGTAGAATACTTTCTTTAATAAACACAGTTTTCTTTGTTCTGATCTGCCCAGCACTAGCTGTTAGACAAACATATTTATCTTCTCCATACATAAACCCATCTATAATAATGTCTTCAATCACATCAAAGAAAAATGTTTGTACAATTAAAATATCCGTAGTTAATGTATCCTCTGGAATTTGCATTGTCCTAGTTAGTACAGAATCAAAGACTGAAATTATGTTGCGTTTATTTAATGACTCAGGATGCAAATTCCTTATGTCTGTATTTTTATTGAATTCTATGTATAATTTGTCTTTTAATTTTTTAAGCATTTTATTAGCATTACTGATGTGTTTTGTGTAATATTCACCTAAAATATCATCTTTTCCCTTTAATTTATCCCTTTTTTTATGTAGGTTTTGCTTGTATCTATATAGTTTTCCTAAGTATTTATGTATCCTTGATTCTTCTTTATTATAGAAACTTGAAGTGTCTACCGAAAAAATATGAATTTGCTTGTTTAAATTTATAGTAATCAAACTCCTTTATGTTATTTTTAAATAATAGGGTAGGAGAGAAATACTCTCCGCACCCCTAACAATCCATTATTAAATCTTGAATCATATCATACAATTTATCTTTCTTAACTCCATAAATTACGTCACTTTTTTGACTAACCATTCCTTGTATCCATTCAAATACATTCCTAGAAACAAATTTGCCATCAATATAAAATGGCTTTTGCCCCTTATATTCAAAAACTGCACCAATACTTTCTATTTGTTCTCCATGTTTAATATTCTCGTATTTATATTGATTAAATTTAACATCTACCCATAATTCACTTCTCAATTGATCTTTAAAACATTTCATTCCTTCATCCATATATTCTTGATATTCAACTGTAACTTCTGTTTGTCTGGAAGCAATCATTCCTAGTTTTTCTTCAATGAACGCTTCTATTCTTTCAGTCAAATCGACCTCCATTTCATCTAAATCCAATTCTGTAACAATAAAATTCTTATCCATAATTAAATTCCTTCTTTCTAATTTTAATATTCAGCACATTCAGATGTTTCTATATTATTATATTCAGCACAGTCTACACACAAGTATGCATCTGTTTTAATATCGACTCTAATGTCTTTTGTGTGTAATAATATGGTATTGCAAATATGACAGTTCTCACTTATGTAATCGTTATTATTATGAAACATGTACCTGCACCTCATCATTCATAGTAGTAAAATCTTCAATGTATATCTCAATGTCCACATTACCGTCCCTATTTAATTCATCCAATTCTTTATCAAGTGGATAAGACCCAATGAACCAACCAAGGATTCCATCTTTATCTAATCCCATATGTAATGAACCCATTCGGTTGATTGAGTGATTGCTGTTAAAAACACGCACGATTACTCTCACTAAGTTTAAACTTGAATTATAAATCCTTTCTAACTCATCTGTGATTGAGTGAAATTCACTAGTGACTAGATCGACCACGCCATAATTCATTCTAGGCATATCCTGTTCTTTATCTGATAATGTTAATGTACCCATGAAGCATTTTAATTCTGACATTTTATAACCTCTTTCTATTTATATTATTTATTATTCTTACTATGGATTTCTAAAACCACCTAATATAGTGGGGTCGATGTAAGGAAATCATGTGCATTTCTATAATTTTACTAAACAACCCTAAAACCCTACTGCCACAAGGGATACAGCGATTATATGTGTGTGCTTTTGTGCTATCAAAACGTGTCTAGAATCATCGCAAAATATGTACCCCTCATAATCTTACCTTGAGTTAATTCTAATGGATTTGAGAGTCGTTTTAGTGAAATAGCGTCCTATATGTATTATATTATTTACTCTTGTTTTTAGCTTTTTCTTCTTTAAGTTTGAGTTTTAATTTATCAGCTTTGATTTTATCCTTGAGAATTTTAGCTTGTTCGTTTTTACCTTTGATTTGAAAATGAAGGATCTTATGTACCCTGTCAATATCAACGAGATCAAAATGCAATACTGCTTCATCGCACATTATGTATTCAGTAACTTTAATACCAGATTCTTCAAACTTCTGCATAAGAGATTTTACAGTTGCAGCGTTAGGAAGATATATTGCAACAGTGGTATCATTATGAAAATATATTTCACTGTTCTGTCTGCCCTTGAGAAAAGTATCATTAAGATTTTTACTGATAGTGCCATCAGTATTTAAACAACTAAAAACTGTATATTTTCCAATAAATCTGTTCGTTTTCTTTCACCTCAATTTATTTATTTTACTATATGTATTAAACAATATTATATTCGGATAGTAGATTGTGCCACACCTTATAGTTATATGTAAATTCACCTATTGTACTAATGGAATCTGAGCTTAGAATTGATATTCACAAGTATGTTGCCAATTAATAATCACATCCTTTCTATATGGGGTATAGTGTTGGAGGGAGGTTAATGTTTAGATGTTTATGTACGTCCCTCTACCACCTTATACAAGAATTATACCATAGAAACTAAATAAACACAAGATAAATATTATATTATAGTTGTATATTGGTTATACTATATATTCTCATTGTCCAACCAATCAATTAATATATTTCTCATTCTCTGCGATGGAATATAAATATTGATTTCTTTACCTTCTCTGATCCTACTACGCCATACCCATTGCAACAGCTCAGATAGAGCATACAATTCTTCATCTACATTTACACCATGTTTTTGAAAATATAGGACATAATCTGGACTCATAAATCTATTACAGCAATAAGCTAAATTGTAGCAGTCCTTATATTTATTAGTAGCCCTAGTATTACATGAAATCCAACGTCTGCTATATCCTGCACCTTGGAGATTCTTTTTACTACTTTTAAATGTAGTCCATATAATTGTTTCTGCTTTTGCCTTAACTATATGCTTGAAATAATTCAAGACATTCCCTTTTAATTTAATTCTTAGGTCTATGTAATTTTTAAACCAATTCATAGATAATGCTGTATCTTTATTGCCAATTAGATTTAGATTCCCTTCATAAATATGTACTGAATCTTTAATCTTCTTTTTATTATATGGTTTTTTATCTGCAAACAATACCAATTCATTATCCTCAATAGTATATTTATCATATTCAATATTGTTCATGTCAAAATAGCATTTCATAAAAGATCCTTCAAATAGATAAGTGAATATGTAAACTTCTTTAAAAGCATTAAATGATTCAGCACTAAAGTTCCATGCAAGAAATTGTACTTTCTGAGTTGTTTTAATTTTAGCTACTGTACCATTTTTACATAGGGTTTTAAATTCATTAAATTTGCCATCATAATCATTATCAATCCATTCAACAAATCCTTTTTCATCAATTTCAATTAGATTATTATTCAGCAACATATCATAATCTTGTAATCCGATATCAAACATATCTACAACGTCTAAAGATTCATCTAGCATAAGTGTATATTCACCTGATGCAATAAGGTCAATAGTTTCTGTAGTAGTCATTCTGAACAATGCATGAGTAGTAGCAATACTATTTTCTCTAATTAGGAGTTCATGAAGACCTTCAAGTTTTCCTTCTCCTAAATGTATTGGTTCTCTGAACCTCCTTTCAGTATAGAATTCTGTTCTATTATCCTTATCACCAATGAGTCTTTTAATTTCATCAAGGTAAGGAGTTATGTATATGTATTTTTTATCTTTATTCTCCATCATTGTATTATGACAGAAGGTACTTTTACCTCCACCCATAATCATGTCAATAACTCTAATTTTACACATGTAGTTATCCCTTCTTTCTGTTAAATTTATTGTTATTTTATGAGGTTGGGAAAATTCACTTTCCCAAATGAAAATGAAAGGTGCATGGATACAGGGTTTACAGGTTCTTCTCGTGAACAAAAGAATTCTAAAAGATATTATATATATTGTATAAAAAGTTTAAAATGTAAAGGGGAACGATAGCCAAAAAATGTTGGCACATTTTATTGTCTCTGCATCCATTTGTTCCAAATGTCCACAGGTTTTATATTCTTTATTTTAATCCATATATTAATTCCTCCAATTAAATTTATAAAATAAGTCTATAAAGAATTATACCATATTATAAGGTTGAAGTCAAATTAAATTATATATTATTTGTATAAAATTTATTATAGATGGAAATAATAGTTAGTTAAATTTATCTGCTCATTTTTATGGGTGTCGTAGGGTATGGATAATTGATTCGATAATTGTGTAAAAGTATGCCCCTTATAATAGAAGGAAGATTATTTAGTGATTTGATATTGGGATGGAATGTAGGAGTAGTAAGGGTTTAGATGGTGTTATTAGTATAATTTATTATTGATCTTGGGTGGTTTATTATAGATTTAGGATGATTGTATTTTAGTATAAAATGTGTTCGGTAAATGGTGTTATATTTTATGATTATAGATTAATACCAGCGAAGATTATGATAATTGATAAGGGCTGAAAGCATTATGGATAGTGAGTTTGATGGATGTTTAGTTATGGATGATTAGTAGTTGGATAGTAATTATAATTTATTTATGAGATTATTATTGTTTGTTTTAGTGTTTTTATATTTATGTGAAAGTGTTGGTAGTAGTGGGTTTTATCGAAGAGTTAGCGAAGGGAAAATTTAATAGTGAGAGGTAAATTTATTATTTTTATAT